GCCATTAGCCCTTCTATAAGTGCTTTTAGCCAAGACGTTTGTATTGTGCCTGTTACTGGTTCTGTATCTAGTACATTGTTTGGCTTAAGTGGTGGCTCTGGCTATAAAGACGTAAACTGTGAACGTATTAAACTAGCTAAAACTCTTAATGACTTAGGTCTTAAAGTTGCAGCAGTATCTATCCTTTGTCAAGATGATAGAGTATTTGAAGCCATGATACAGTCAGGTTCACCATGTCCTATTAATGGTTCTATTGGTGATGCTGCTAAACGTGGCTGGTATGAACGTAACCCTTCTATATTTAAGAAACTATATGGCGATACATACACGATACCGCTTGTTCCTGACGAGCCTATTACTACTTCTATCACTACAAGGAAATAATGCTTATGCTTGGTATTGTAACTATACTCCAACACCTGAAGGCTATATGCTTCAAGGTTCTCTCGTATGTAATGGCATTGATCCACAAATTGCACTTAAAGACTATTGGTGCGTATCTTATAACCCAAGTGACCCAATTTGCGGTGCGTATCAAACACCTACTTGTTCAGACTTGGTTGAAAATCAAACCACAGCTTGCACGCTACCTCACTATAGCGGTGCTGTTAATCAAAGCAGGAACTTTAATTGTACTGCAAACGCTTGGTCAGCTTGGACAGAAACTAGCAACAATTGCACGCAAGATCCTCCAACGTGCCAAGCAAGTACTGAAACTAGACAGCTAGCCTGTCAAGCAGACTATGTAGGTGAGGTTACAGAAACTAGAAATTCATCTTGTCCAGATCCTTATGGTAATGATGTATGGGGTGCTTGGGTAGAAACATCTAATTCATGTGTTAAGAGTGCTACAAACGTCACTAACGTATCTTCACCAGTTAGTCCTAGTAGTCCACTTAACCCTATAAATAACCCACCACCTATTGCAGCTACACCACCTCCTGCTGGGCTACCTGCAAATAGCCCTAGTGAGCCTGTTTTATCTAGTCCTCCTGCTATTAAGGTTGAACAACCAAAACAGGAAAATAAAAGTGAGCCAAAGGCAAAAGAAGATAGTCCAAAAGATACACCAAAAGCAGAACAAAAAAGTGATAGCAAGGATAGTCCTAAACTTGAAATACCAAAGGGCAAAGAGCTTGTACATGGTTTTGGAATAGTCCTTTCACTAGAAATACTTAACAGACCAATTATAAACCAAATTGAACTAACAGACCCTTTTAAATTTGATCAGGAACTTAATAATGACTTCGGAAAAACCCAAAACTTTCAGCTTGAGCTTATCCAGCTCGGCACTTCTCAAGATGATTTTAATAGCATTGCCAATAGTAGCTGGCTCGGCTTACGCAGGCATAACTTTTTACAACAAGATGGTTACGGCAATTGAAGCTGTTGACAGTTTAGACTTAGCTCCTATAGAGTCTAAGTTAAATGGTTTAGAGATACAAGTTAAAGCTATTAATGAAAGACAATATCAACTATCAGAATCTATTATGAAAGCTAGTGAAAAATCTTCAGATGCTATTGCTAACTCTCGTGAAACATCTGCTATGGTAAGTGGATTAAGAAAAGAATTAGAAGCAACCGTAAATGCTATGGATGATAAGTTAAATACTGTTAAACGTAGCACAATGAACCCATTATCAAAATGACATTCATTACAGAAAATAACATAGCTAATCTCTATAGTGCAATTATAGAGATGCCTATATTTGATGAATATAAATTGCCCCCATCAAGTAAAGTAGACTTTGTTATTGTAGATGATGATAGTATTTGTGGACAATATGAACCACCAGAACAAGGTGAGCCTCATGTCATTACTATTTCTGTAGCAAGACACTCTCACTTATATCCTGTTTTAATTACACTCTGTCATGAAATATTGCATATGTGTGTATATACAGTTTCACCAAAAACAGAGCAGTACACGAGTCATAAAGGATTGTTTCTTAAATTACAAAAACGTGTAGCCAAAATGTATGGCTTTGACCCAAAAGAATTATAATTTTTTTTAGAGGAATTTAACGAATGTTCAGCATCATCTCAGGAATTTTAGGCTTTGCCACAAGTGGACTACCAAGTTTATTAGGTTTCTTTCAGCAAAAGGGTGACCAAAAACATGAACGTGAAATGGCTATGTTGCAAAATCAACAAGCATTGCTTATGGCTGAAAAAGGTTTTGTAGCTCAAGAAAAGATTGCAGCTATTGAATTGGAAGGAACGTACGCAGAAACGTACGCACAAGAACGTGAAGCATTATACACACATGATGCTAAACTTGTAGAAGGTGCATCACAATGGGTCAAGACTCTTAATGCTTGTGTCAGACCATTCGTTGCATTTACTTTTGTAGGTTTACTTGTATTCGTTGATGTAGCTGGATTTGTATGGGCAGTTAAGTCTACAGGTGGATTCACACCAGAGTCTATGGATGCTATATTTTCTAGTGATGAAATGTCAATTGTAGCATCTATCATTGGTTTCTATTTTGGTTCTAGAACTTGGGAAAAGAAACGTGAAGGTATCTGATAAACTTATTAAGTTACTACGTCATCACGAAGGTGTTAGAAATAAACCATACAAGTGTCCCGCAAAACTTTGGACAGTAGGAATCGGTCACTTGATAGGTGATGGCAAAACACTACCACCTGAATGGAATAAAACATTTACAAACGAGGAAATAGATGGAATTCTTAAACACGACCTCAAACGTTTTGAGTTGGGAGTACATAAGATGCTACCTAACGTGCCTTTACGACAGCATGAGTTTGACGCTATTGTCAGCTTTTGCTTTAATCTGGGTCTTGGATGCTTTCAGCGTTCAACCATCCGTCAAGCGTTGCTTCGTGGCGATAAAGAAGCGGCTATGGAATCGCTAGTCAAATACTGTAGAGCTGGTGGTAAGATATTAAAAGGTTTACAAAACAGACGTTTAGATGAAAGAAGGCTTTTTGAAGGTTTATAATAAGTTCTCTCAACACTAGAGAATACTTATGAAAATACTTTTACTTGATATTGAATGTGCTCCAAACCTTGCAACTGTATGGGGTATTTGGCAACAGAACGTAGCATTGAATCAGTTATTAGAATCATCTTATACATTATGCTATGCAGCAAAGTGGTATGGTGAATCAAAGATTATGTTTGATTCAATATACAAAACAGATCGTAAGCATATGCTAAAAAGCATTCATGAGCTTATGGAATCTGCTGACGTGATTGTCCACTATAATGGCCTACGTTTTGATATTCCAATGCTTAACAAAGAATTCCTAGAGGCTGGTATGAATCCACCAAGCCCAGTAAAACACATTGACTTATTAAGGGTAGTAAAAAGTAATTTTAGATTTGTTTCAAATAAATTAGATTATGTTTCTCAGCGATTAGGTATTGGAAAAAAGACTGACCATGAAGGCCATGAGCTATGGCTAAAGGTTATGAATAATGATCGTGCAGCATGGAAACGCATGGAAGAGTATAACAAGAATGATGTAGTACTTCTTGAATCACTCTATGATCGCCTCAAGGGTTGGATTAAACAACATCCAAACCATAATGCGTATTCTGCAAATACTGTATGTACAAATTGCGGATCAAGCAAATTACACAAACGTGGTGAAGTAAGATCAAGAACATCAATATTCCAACGCTTTCAATGTCAAGATTGTGGTGCTTGGTCAAGATCAAATAAATCACAAAAAATTGGTAAAGAATTTCTTGTAAACATTTAAGGATTAATATGTCTGGCGATATTCAAAAACTATGCGAAAAAATAGTTGGTAAAACAATTGTCAGTTGCGAGGTTGATTTTAATGATCAAGTTATTTACCTTGAATTTGAAGATAGTTCTCTAGTGGAAATATCTGGTGAGGATTTAGATATTTACATGGAATTTCAAGAATTAGATGATTAAGGATGAAGATGACTTTAGAAGATATTTTATCTGGTAATATTTATTTGCAAAATCCAACTAAGGGTGGATTATCTGCAACTAATACTATTGCTCCAAGTTTTTCTATGGGAACTCCTATTGAACAAGCATACTCAAGATGGAAGCAATCAGATATACCATTTGCAAGACAATTGCGTGGTGAGCAAGTAAGTGCTAATGATTATGCTAAAAATTTGGCATATCAATTAGAATTGGCATCTAAAGATCCACTAAACTTTTTAGGAACTACAAAAGCAACAGGATTGGCTAAAGGCTTGCTTGAAACTAAAGTAGGTGCAAAAGGATTTGACCCTCGTTTTGATCCTCGTGCTAAAGAACAATTAAAATTACAAAACCTTAAAACTGTTGTTGAGCCTACTGGCAGACAAGATATTCCAAATGTATCACTAGCGGACTTTGAAGGTAAACCATTTATTACTTCTATGTCAGATAGGACTGCTGCTGGCGGCAGATTAGTGGGTATCAATGACATCATGCTTAATAGGCCTATTGATCTTAAAGGTGGTCAAGACTATATGTTTAATAATGCTGGTCAAGTATGGGCATCTGGCCAAGCACCTGTTAAACAAATAATGAATAATGCTCAAACCATTAAACAGATTACAGGCCAAGATCCATTGTATATGGCATGGAGGATGGCACCAAGCGGCGGTGACTTTGCACATATGACTGGTGAAACAATGTTATCTTATGCTGATTCTGCATTAGGCAAATCAGACAAGAAACAAATGGATAAGCTCATTAACAAACTTATTCCAAACTGGAAAGGTGTAAGTAATCCAGAGTCTGTTGATCAGTATAGAGCAGCTCCAGATACTGTTAGAAAGCAATTAAAAGGCCTTCTAGACGTTGAATTTAGAGATAAGGGTGGTATTGGCTTAGGTGAAGCAAGATTGTCTGTGGCTGATCCAAAACAACTTATAGCACCAGATGCTGGTATTATGAATATTGGTAAGATTTATGCTGATCAACCAGTCATTATGAACTCTGGACATCCATCATATCCTAGAGGTATTGCTGGTGAAGGTATTGGCAGAGCAAGTAAACAACACAATATATTTGAATTATTGCCACAAGTTGTAGAGCAAAGAAAAATATTAGACCCATTAAACCCATCTCAGACAGATATAAGGGCATTGCAAATGAAACCTTATGCTGGAATCCTTACTGCAGATTTACTTAAGAAACTTGGGTATTAAATAAATAATCAGAACTAAATTCATCTGACATATTTTGATCAAAGTTCTTTAATAACCATTGACGTACTTCATTTTCATTTACCTTTGTAATGCTAGACATTACACAATATGTTTCATGTAATGTAAGAGCCTCAAGCATATGCTGAGGCATCTTAACTTCAGTATTTACAATAGGTGACATTATTCGTCATCAAACCTTTGAAGATGAGCTTCAATCTCTGGAGGATTAACAGCCTCTACACTTCTGATAACTTCAATCAGTTTATTTTTAAACCATTCCGATTTAGCAAGATCCTCTTCTACGTTTCCTTTAAATGGATAACGTAAATCATACTTCATTTTACTACCCTTCAAGTACCCTACAAACTCTTCCTTAGTAAGCCTAGACTCAATAATATCTATTGTTTCTAATCCGCCTATATTATAGTGTTTTGGGTGATTAATATTATCTGACATAACTATCCTTTCATAAAAAATAAATCAATTAGAGTATAACAGCCAAACAAAAACCAAACAATTCCACTAACAATTGATAAGTAAACAATAAAATCAAGCAGTTTTTCTAAAAAGGCCATTGCGTTCCCCATATGGTGTAGGTTTAGGTAATTTGATGTATCCTTGTCTTTCAAGATTTTTAAGCCTATGAACATTTGTCACACAATTTTGAATAATATTTTTCATAGTGCAATTAGGATTATCTTCAATATAATTTTTTATAAAATATGCCTGTCTTATGCTGTCTGCTCTTGTATACATAAATTAGTCCTTAAGTATTTTAATACACCATAATTATAACCACGCATTGTACACTCTAAAAGCGTATAGTCAAGTAGTAATTCATCTATGCGTCTGCGGTTATGTGCACTATGAAACTCTATCAAAAATATTGATGGAAAGTTTACTAGGTTTTCTAGTATTTCAATCTCTGCACCTTCAGTATCAATCTTCATAATGTCACACTCTGGCAAATGTTTAGCTGACATTACCTTAACTATTTCACCTTCTTTAGCCTGCTCTTCACCACTATACAGACTAGCCTCACCACAGTTATGTAGCCCATAATACATTTGACGTTCACCATCTTCTTTCCCTATAGCAAAGTTTCTAATGGCTATATCTGTGCCAGCTGTATTTTGTCTTAATAAACTATAATTTTCTTTTATAGGTTCATAACAATCTATTTTTGGATTCTTAAAAAACTCATGTGCCCATACTGCAAAACCACCTACATTAGCACCAATGTCAATAATGTATGGATTCTCTAATGCTCCAAGTACAGCATACTCACCTTGAAATATTTTACCTACATGACTAATCATGTTATTTGGTATTATCATCTTCCCACCTTGTTTTAAAGTGCCACCATTGTTTTCTCATTTTGTATATTTTATCGTAAACTCTTTTATTTTTGTCAGATTCTCTCATCTTAACAGCACGTTTTTTTAAACCAAATAAACCTTTAACACAATGAACTATCAAACAAGCCTGCCACTATATTGATAAGTTCCTGTATGAACTAATTGTGTCCAAGCTGCACCATGTACCTTAATTCCGTTATCACGAGCTAGTTTACAAAAATGATAATCTTCACTTAATAGGTGATTCTTTTCATCTATGCTAGTGGCAAAGTATTCTGTTACCTTGTCACCTAAATCAGAGTTATCATTAACGTCATTCATATTGTGTGTATATGTTGGGCACTTGTCTTTTAACTTTTCAAACACTTCACGCTTAATTAACATAAAGCCAGTCCCACCATGTCTTATCTCAAATGGTTTATCAGTTGGCACAAGTTGATTTTCATTTTCCTCTATAGTATTTACAACATACTCACCAGTAAAATATTTAAGTTGATGATCTGGAACTTTTTTCTCAATGGCAAATTTAACAGCATTCCAATTAATTTCTTTTTTAGGGTACAGGCCACAAATAATATCTACGTCAGCATCCAGCATCTTAAAAAAGTGTTCTGGTTCAAAACTAATATCAGCATCAATAAACATCATGTGTGATGCGTCACCTTTTAAGAAGTCATTAACCAATGTATTGCGGCCACGAGTAATAAGTGATTCGTTGTAAAGAAACGAAAAGTATGCATCTATGTCTTTAGATATAAGCCATGCCTGTAGCTTTAACATGGATTCAAAGTATGTGCCATAGCACAAGCCACCATACATAGGTGTTGCAATAAATAAGCTGGGTTTAGTTGCCAAGATGTGCCTCCACAAGTTTTTTTGAGTCGTACTTTTTAACATTAGTTACTTTAATAATATTTTTTGTATCTGGGATTAATGGAGTGATAGTCCAGTTATGTAATTTATTTTTTATATCTTGAGAAATTTCTAATGACGTTGGCTCTGAAGTCATAAGTCCTGACCATACAAGTTTACCTGTACTGTCAAATTCTTCCACTAAAAATGCAATAGGCTTCATCAATAAAAAACCATCCGTTTTATATGTATTATCTTTTTGCGTCCAAACCATTCTTTTTTTGGTGGTATAGAGTCATCATGAAAATACAGACTGTTAGCAACGGGATTAGCATACTTGTTAAACACTATGGTGTCAAGCACTAATAATTTAGTTTTGAGATATGCCTTCTCATTCACAGGCTCATGCTTTTCATCTTGCACAGCAAACTGGCCATTTGCGTACACAACGCTGCACACGCTATGACCCCACCTACCAGACTTAACTCTGTTTCTGATTACGTTAATAACACCTAGCTTTTCTTCAAGCGTCCTAGTGTTGACTTCGTGGTAAACAGCGGTACTGTAGCAGGCTATATCAAGCTCTAAATTATGAATGTCCATTATTACGCTTTCCTATAATGTCATGAATATAGTGTTCATCATATCCAGATAATATTAGGCATATGTCTTTTACAACGTTATCGTGTTCATTAAGCCACCTAATAGCAGATTCACGTTCAGTACCATAACCATCTATGGCATCTTTCATGGCCTGCAATAGTATTGCATGGAATAGTCTAGCGTGTGGTGTAGTTGCTAATTCTGCCCTTATAGACTCTTTAAACTCAAACTTAAACATAGACCTCTTTCATGGTTTTACTGATATTCCAGATAGCTTGCTGGGTGTATAATCACACTTAATGGCATAAGCCAGAAACCTTTAAGGATACTAACCATGTGGACAACTCCAGTAGCTACTGAAATGCGTTTCGGTTTTGAAGTAACTATGTACGTTATGAACAAGTAACATATATTACTTTATTAAAGTTTCATGCAAATTGTTTTCATTCTTTCTATATAAATCAATGACTTGAGTGAAAACATATGTAAAGTATACTTATCAATGGGGATGTCCTAAAAAGGAACATCCTCATTGTTTTCTTCGGTTTTCTTCACTTCTTTTAATTGCACTTGTCCAGAAATAAATTCACCTTTTGCACTTTGTCTGATCCATCCAGACATTCTAAACTCAATACCATCCACGTTTAAATTTCCACTCCAGTCTGGTCTTTTAGGGTTTTGACCCTTATCGTTTACAAACAATGTAAACGTATTTGTATTATCATATTCTGCCATACATTACTCCTTAATAAAAATTGGCTTACGTTTCCACCTTACTGGTTCAACATCATCTTCAAGAGATTTTAAAAACTCTAATGCTAACGGTGTGTACCATTCAATGAAATCTTTGTTACGTTCTACTTTAGTTACTTGTGTTGCATCTGGTGTCCAAACATAAAACCATGCGTATGGTTGGTCACATACTTCAAGCTGTAACTGAACTTGAAAATAATATCGTTCTGGAATCTCTGGGTACACCACTTGAGTGAAGGGACACTTCAGCTCAACTGGAATTGAATCAATGAATGCATCTGGGCTGGCAGCAAATGGCAACTCTGGATGAAGTATTAATTTATTACCAGACTCACAGATAACATCCATATCCTTTTCAAACTGACTCAATGCTACTGGCTCGTAAAGTTGACCCCATTCTGTGGCCTCATTACCTTCAAATGGAGGGCTACGAAACGTCATGTCCCTCCAAAGTTTTTGCCTCTCATAAACCGCTGCCCATGCATTACTAGCGGTAATACGATTGTGTCTAGCATTGTTTTTTAAATGACTCATGCAGCTTTTCTTAAATCATTAGCAAAGTCACGCAACTTTTCTTGTGCGTATGGACTTAACTTATGGAAGGCCTGCTTTAACTCACCAGCTTCATGAGATAAGATCAGTTGGCCTTTAATAACCTCAAGATCATCGTCTGAAATCTTTTCAACAACTGGATTATTTTGTTGGTACATAGCATTAGCAACTTCTTCAGCTGAAGCAAATTGCTCACCACTTAATCCTAATGCACTCAGGCAGCGACCTATTGCTGATGTTTCACAATTTTCTACATAAGACGTACCATTAATTTGTGATGCCTTTCTAAACTCTTGTGCATGGCCTGTGGCAAATGTTTGAACATTACCATTATCAGTATGAATACCTGCATAGGCTTTAATGATACATTGCTCATCATCAATCTTTACAATTTCAGTAGTTAAAAAATAACTAGGAAACTTTTCTTTAAACTCTTGCACACGAAGTGCAACCGTTTTATATTCTTTACCACGAATATTTACTACACCTTGTTTAGCTGTTGACATTACTTGCCTCCGTTTGTTTTTGTTGTTGTTCTAATAGTTCTTGCTCTTGCTGCTGGTACTGCTGGTAAAACTGTATATCGTCCATTTTCTTTTTGCTCCGCTTTATCGTTATCGGCCTTTAGCTCATCTGCAGCGGCCTTCAATTCTGCAATAATTTTATCTAATGAATTCATAAATAAAGTAACTCCAAAATATGACTACAAACCACTTTACCACGATATAAAACTTTTGTGTAAACTTTTTTTGTAATCTTGTGTTAGTAATAATTCTAAAGAACCTATCCATTTTTACCATCCTTAAATTGATCTGGAGCTATTGTATTCCATATTTCAAAAGTTGGGTCAATAGATTTTGCTGTTTCAAGCAATTTTGTTTCTGTGGCCGATCCTAGCATCCATGCTTGATGATCGTCTGAAAAATTATAGTACCAGTCATGGTTTTGAAGATCATCTATGTAGCTTTTTAAGATTGATATTGCGTCCATTTATTTCTCCGTTGTTAATGTTGATATAGTTATCTTATAGATTTGGTAAAATATGTCAAGAACTATTTATATAATATTTATATAATATTTATACTAAAATAGTTTGCAATTCGTTAAAAATTGTGCTAACGTGCATTTTCTCACTATAACGGAGGATTTATGAGAATACGCAATTGGAGTAAATTTCAGCATTTTAAGAACAAAACATCTATGGTTTGGTTTAAGGTTTACGGTAGGGACATTATAAATGATCCAGATTGGCATGAACTAAGCTCAGACCAAAAGGCCACACTTTTTGAACTTTGGTGCTTGGCCTCAGAAAAGAACGGTGAACTTCCAGATCTCAAAAAACTATGTTTCAGATTGCATAAGGATAAAGAGTTTGTCCAGAATATGTTAATCACTCTAAACTCTTGGTTTGAAGGCGATCCAGACAATTCTATATACGAAGTATATAAGGATTATGCTAGAGAAGAGAGTAGAGAAGAAGAGAAGAGAGGATATGAGAAGAAAGAAGATAAGAAGATATCCTTTATAAATGACTTAGAATGGAAGATATAAAAATGAATATCTATGAATTTATTGGTCACTTTGAAAAATCTTACAAGTCTGGCAAAGACGAATACCAATGTATATGCCCAGCCCATGACGATAGAACAGCATCGCTAGGGGTAAAAGAACTTCCAGATGGTAGAATTCTTATTAATTGCTTTGCAGGATGTGCAGCTAATGATATACTTGGTGCTGTTGGATTAACTTTTGATGATATTGTGCCTCAACGTATTGGTGACTTCAAGCCAGTATCAAAACCATTTAATCCTTATTCTGTTTTAAAATCTATCTCTAATGAAACATTACTTGTAGCTCTGGCCGCTATAGATATTGCTAATGGGAAAAAGCTACCACTAGAAGATCACGATAGACTAATGGTGGCATCACAAAGACTGAGAAAGGCCTACGACTTATGTCATTAGAAGAAAAAGTACAGAACCTCATTGTTGATGAGGATAAAATTAAAAATTATTTTTTTAGAAGGGATAGCGATGAATACCGTAAAATTAAGAGTCCAGATACTTTTATTGAATCTACTATTGGATACTTCTCTGGCGAGGTACAAAGCGGTGCGTATCTTCCGTTTGATAAAGCGGAAAATTTCAGACTTCGTTTAGGGGAAACGACAGTCTGGTCTGGCTACAGCGGCCATGGCAAGAGTATGCTCCTCAGCTATGTAACGCTTAAACTTATTGAGAACTACAAGGTTATGATCTGTTCTTTTGAGATGTCATGCAGAAGTACATTGGCCAGATATATCCGTCAATCAGTAGGTACTAGCGAACCTACAGAGGGTGCAATAACTGATTTTTGCAATAATGCAACTAATAAATTATTTTTGTACGATCAGTTAGGAAGCACAAATCCTACAGCAGTATTGTCAGTTATCTATTATGGAGCTGAGCAATTAGGCATTCAGCATTTTGTAGTGGATAGTTTAATGAAGTGTTCTATTAATGAGGATGATTACAATGGCCAGAAGAAGTTTGTTGATCAACTTTGTATTGCAGCACGAGATTTAAATATTCATATTCATCTCATTGCACATAGCAGAAAAACAATAGATGAAACAACTCATACACCTAGTAAGTTTGACGTGGCAGGTTCTGCGACAATCACCAATCTTGCAGACAATTGCGTTTCGGTGTACCGTAATAAGAAAAAAGAAAAAGACATAATGGAGGGTAAACTTTCTGAAGAAGATGCAAGGATTGTTCCAGATGGATTTATGGCTGTGAATAAGCAAAGGCATTTTGAGTGGGAAGGATCTATACCATTATGGTTTCAACCAAAGTCATTGAGATATAGGGACAAGCCTATATGAACTATAAAACAACTGAATGGTTTAAATACTTTGACATTGATGAAGAAGGAAAACTTTTATCACCTACTGAATGGAAGGTAACATTAAGAAATGGAATGGTTTACAAATCTACTAACTGGAGCAAAAAATATGAGGATAACGAAACACAACATATTATTAGCAGTAGCAAAAATTCATCGTCATGACTTTGAAAAAGAAGGTGACTTAGAACTTGGTAAATTTAAATCAAAGCGAAGCAATTCTCAAAATGATTATTATTGGGCAATGCTTAAAGAGCTAGGTGATTACACAGGATACTCTGAAGAAGAGTTGCATGATATGTTTAGATTTAAATATTTGTCTGAAAAGAAAACAGTTGCAGGATCTGAAATCTATGCTATAAAGAGCACTACGTCTTTAAATGTAGATCAGTTTGCAGAATACATTCATGACATTCAGCGATTTGCAATTGGATTAGGATTCCACTTTGACCAAAACAGAGAAGCAACACTATGACAAATTATCACAACTGGGTTGCATTGTTTGTTTAAGAGAGGGTCATGGCTATTCACCGCCACACATACATCACTTACGTCACAATATGGGCATGGGTATGCGTAATAATTTTATGAATGCAATTCCATTGTGCCCGCTACATCACCAACATGGCGGTCATGGTGTAGCACTTCATGCAGGACAAGAAACATTTGAAAGTAAGTTTGGTACTGAGGAAGAGTTGCTTGCCGATACATTAAGGAAAATAAATGCTTAGATTTATTGTAGGTATAACTGGCTTTATGTTAGTGCCATTCTTAATTCCATTTGTAGCAATTGAAGCAGCTTATAAATATATTAAAGTTCATATCATGGAGGATGATGATGGGTAAAGGTTCTGGAAGAAGGCCATTGTTAATTTCTGAGCAGGAGTTAGCAGATCGCTGGGATAATATTTTTAAACAAAAACCACACGAAGGACAATTTGATGGCAATGTCACCGACACAAGTAGCACTAGCAAGAATGAAGAAGGAAAATTACCCACTAGTGCAGATAGTGGAAACATTTAACTTTCATGCTGGTGTACGCAAAGACCTTTTTACGTTTATTGACATCCTTGCTATAACTGAAGAAGGCCAAGTAGTAGCGGTGCAGGTCACATCAAAGAGCAATATGGGGGCACGAATAAAAAAGATAGCTGATAGTGAATCTGTTAAGTATGTACGCAAGGCAGGTTGGAAGATACTTGTATGGGGTACATATAAACAAAACAACCGTTGGCAAATAAAAGAAGTTGATGTTTCGTGATTGAAGTAAATATTACAAAGGAAATGATTAAGTCGGCACAAGATAGAGCAGATAAGTTTTCTTTTAATAGAAAAGAATTAAGTAAGTTTGGTGCTGAAAAAAGTAGAACAGTATTTGGTTATTTAGGTGAAGAAATTATAAAAGATTTTCTTGGCATAAAAACAATTACTGACAGTTACGATTATGATATGGAATACAAAGGATATAAGTTAGAAATAAAAACAATTTCATGTAAATTTAAACCTTTGCCACATTACTTGTGTACTGTAAACTCTCATGATGTAAACAGTATGCATAAACAAGATGCCGATTATTATATATTTACTAGAATTATTAATGATCAATCTAAAGGATGGATACTTGGATACATGAGGTGTAAGGAGTTTTTTGAAAAAGGCAACTTTGTTAAGATGGGAACTAAAATAGCAGATGGTGTTAATCTTGACCATGCACACGCTACAACTTTAGAAATTAATAAATTACATAGATTTAAAAAAGACAATGGATAACAAATCTCAAAAATTATATTTAGTTAATGGTGAGTATATTAACGTTACTAAATTAAGGCAGTTAATTCTTAATGCAATTGGTAATGAAAGGGTTACCTCAACAGAAATAGCTGAACGTATCAATGCAAAGTATCACAGTATAAGAAGTGCTATATCATCTATGGTGGCCTACAGATTTTTAAATTCAAGTGGAAGTAAAAGCCACACAGTTTATTTTGTAAACAATCCTTGTCCATTACAAGATATATTTCATCCAATGCCAAACTTTGATGGAAAAATTAAAAGTGTATATACACATACTGAAGATAAAGACAAACACAATAACTTTAGAATGCAACACGCTGAAAGTTTTAACGCAAGTGCATTATATTATTTAGAGGATTAGAATGAACCCATTAACAGACGAACAAATATTAGCAGCATTTAAGGCCAGCATTGGAAGTTTAGGTGGCCTGTCAACTATTGATCAAGTATTTTTATTTGCAAGATTAATTGAAAAGGAAGTTTCTAAATGACAATGAATCATTTACTTGATTTATTAAAGGCATGGTCTGTCTACATGAAGCAAAGTACATCAAAGTCTTTGGGATACCCAAACAAATCATCTGGAATGTATGGGGGTGGTACGAGTACTTCCTTTGATGAGATGTACGAATCCATGACAGCAGATCACGTTAGGACTATTGATGCAATAATTCATTCATTACCAGAAAGGCAGCAGAATGCTGTGTACCATAGGTATCTTGGATCAAAAGCAGAAGTGTTGCAAGATTACCACATGAATCAAGCATTAGATAACCTTTTAACCATATCATCCAGAAGAATACCTAGTTAGAGCTTGACACCATTATGGTTTAGTGGTATAATATGGGGGTTGGGATAATTGTATCTATTACTTTTATGTTCAATACCTCCGTTGTTTATTAGCCCACGTTCTGTGGGCATTTTTTTAAGTAAAGTGTATGCAAGTATCTATTTGTTCTGAATGTGGCCAACCGTTTGACACAACAGGTTATGATATTTGTCCAGACTGTACAAACCTAACGCATTTTAAATTAAGGATACCTAATGAAGAAGCCAACAACAAAAGCAGGCAAGATGAAGAAAGTAGCAAAAGTGATGGGTGAGTACAAGGCTGGTACACTTCATTCTGGTAAGGGTGGCAAGGTAGTTAAATCTAAAGCTCAAGGTATTGCTATTGCGTTAAGCGAAGCAGGCATGAGCAAGAAAAAGAAAAAATAAGGACACATCATGGATAGATTAGCAGGATTACTAGGTGGATCTGGTGGTAAATCACCTACAGCAACTATGACTGAAGCTGAATTAGCAGCGTTAAAGTTTGCACAAATGAAAGCCCAAATGGATGAAATGTCAAGAGCTAGACAAATGGGTGATGTTTACACACAAGGCACTCCAGCAGATGTAAACTTTCTAAGAGGATATAATCCACAAGCTAACACAATGCAAAACATTCCTCCTTATGCTGGTGGTATGTCTATGCAAAATGCAATGCCAATGCAAAATACAATGATGCCACAAGGCATGGATTTAAATGCAATTATAAGAATGCTAACTAGATAAAGGAAAAACAATGCCAAACGTTAATGGTAAAAAATTCAGTTATACAAAAGCTGGTGTTGCAGCTGCAAAAAAAGAAGCTAAAAAAACAGGCAAAAAGATGGTTGCTAAACCTGCAAAAAAAGGAATGAAAAGTGGCTACTAAAACTGGACTCTATGCCAACATCGCAGCAAAAAAGGCTAGAATCAAGGCGGGCTCTGGTGAGAAGATGAACAAGGTGGGTTCTAAGAAAGCTCCTTCAGCAAAAGACTTTAGGGATGCAGCAAAGACAGCTAAGAAGAAAAAATGATTAAGAAGGGTAAAGAAACATTCTCTGGTGTTAATAAACCTAAGAGAACTCCAAACCATCCCACTAAAAGCCATGCAGTACTGGCAAAGGTAGGCGATAAAGAAAAACTTATTCGCTTTGGCCAGCAAGGTGTTAGTGGTGATAAAAAAGATACTGCAAGATCTAAGTCATTTAAGGCAAGACATTCTGATAATATAGCTAAAGGTAAGATGAGTGCAGCTTACTGGGCTAATAAAGTAAAGTGGTAAACATTTAACAACTAAGGTAATGACCCAGTAATGGAGTTACAATCATGGCAGAGAGATTACGCAAAAGACATCAAGAAGAAGTAAGGACTAAAATACAAACTAGTCAGCTCGTAAATGTTCTTCAAAATCATGCACTTGGCTTGACTGAAAATGAGATTTCAGCAACAAGAATGAAAGCAATTGAGCTATTACTCAAGAAAAGTTTACCAGACTTATCTTCTACAGAAATTACAGGCGATGCTGATCAACCAGTATCCATTAAAGTTATAACAGGCATAGATGTCTGAAGAAATTGAAACATTTTACGATGACGAGGACATAGTATCTACTGAGTATACTCCTCGTGCTCCACAGAAGTTGATTCACCAAATGGTGAAGGACAACAGGTTCACAGTAGTGGTAGCTCATAGACGTATGGGCAAGACAGTATCAGCCATAAACCAGTTGATACATTCATCACTACTGTGTGATAAACCTAACCCAAGATTTGCTTACATTGCACCAACGTACTCACAATGTAAAAGAATTGCATGGGATTACTTATTACAGTATACAAGGCCACTAGGTGCTATTGCTAACATAGCAGAGTTAAGAGTGGACTTTATGGGTAGACGTATATCTTTATACGGTGCAGACTCACCAGATTCTCTTCGTGGTATTTATTTAGATGGTGTGGTCATTGATGAGATTGGTGACGTAAACCCAGCTATATTTAGTGATGTAGTTAGGCCAGCATTAGCAGACCGTATAGGGTATGCAATGTTTATTGGTACACCAAAAGGCAACAACCATTTCAAGGATCTAAGAGATCGTGCTGATAAAGCAGAGGATGGATGGAAGCTATTAGAATTTAAAGCTAGTGAAACAAAGTTATTGATTCCTAGCGAATTAACATCTGCTCGTAATGAGATGGGCGATGACAAATATAACCAAGAGTTTGAGTGCAGCTTCAACGCAGCAGTTGAAGGATCATATTATGGTAAACTCATTAATGACTTGGAAGAGCAAGATAGAATTACAACTATTCCTAACGAAGAATTGTCAAAGACATTCTGTGCTTGGGACTTAGGTATGTCTGATTCAACTTCTATTTGGGTAGCCCAAGTAGTTGGTAAAGAAATTAGATTAGTTGATTACTATGAGAATCATGGGCAAGGATTAGACACATATGTATCTTACATTCGTGATAATGGATGGAGTCATGCGACTCAACTGTTACCTCATGACGTGGTAGTTAGAGAATTAGGAACAGGTAAATCTCGTAAAGAAGTATTAGAGGCAGCAGGATTAGAAATAACAGTAGTGCCAAAACTATCTGTACAGGATGGTATACAAGCAGTAAGACAGATTCTTCCACGATGCTGGTTTGATAAAGATAAGACAAAGAAAGGCCTAGATGCCTTGCGAAACTATCGTAGAGTGTTTGATGAGAAGCGTAACGTATTCTTTGACACACCATTACACGACTGGGCATCACATTCTAGTGACGCTTTCCGCTATCTTTCGGTAGGATTAGATGAGTCTGGATCTGATTGGGGAGCTCCACTAAACATTAACACAAATTGGATAGTATAGATGATTGATATTAACAAATTAAAAAGCATTATTGAATCTGAGATAGATGACTCATTAGGTTATCTTGAAACAGATACTACAGATGAACGTCAAGAAGCTCTAAAATATTACTTGCGTGAGCCCTACGGAAATGAGGTGGAGGGCAAATCTTCAATTGTTACAGGTGAAGTTGCAGAAGCGGTTGACGGTGCATTACCACAACTCATTCGTGTATTTACTTCTAGCGATAACGTAGTAGAGTTTGCACCAGCTAAAGATGGTGACGAACAAAATGCTGAACAGGCCACACAATTAGTTAATCATGTATTCTATAAAGATAACGATGGCTTCTTAATTTTACACAATTGGTTTAAAGATGCATTACTTCAAAAGACTGGTGTAGTTAAAGCATACTGGAATGATGATAAAGATTTAACAAAAGAAAAGTATGAAGGCCTAACAGATGATGAGCTAATGATGCTCATGCAAGATCCAGAGGTTGAACTTGTATCACAAGAAATTATTGAAGAGTCAACAGTAGATGAGATGACTGGCCTATCAACATTCAGCAAGTCTAATAACGTTACATTAAGACGCACAAAGAATAACGGTAAGATCGTTGTAGAAAACGTACCACCAGAAGAGTTCTTAATATCTAAACGTGCTAAGACAATTCAAGACTCACCATTCGTAGCTCATCGTAGAATGATTACTCGTTCTGAATTAGTGGCTATGGGTTTTGACAAAGATACAGTTAATTCGCTAGAGTCTGGTGACACACTAGAATTCAGTCCAGACAGAATTGCACGTTACTCTCGTGGTGAACAACCTAACTCAATGGGCTCACAAGATGAGTCAATGGAAGTTGTAGAAGTATACGAATGCTACATTAAAGTTGATTACAATGATGATGGCATTGCTGAATTAAGAAGAGTGGTATATGCATCTAATGAGATTCTTTCAGATGAAGAGTGTGACTATGTTCCATTCCATTCAATTTGCCCAATACCAATTCCACATAAATTCTATGGCCAATCACTAGCGGATCGTACTTTAGACATTCAACTTATTAAGTCTACAGTTACTCGCCAAATGTTAGATAACTTATACCTAACAAACAATTCAAGAATTGCAGCAGTAGAAGGCCAAGTGAACTTAGATGATTTATTAACGTCTACAGCAGGTGGTGTAGTTCGTGTTAAGAATGCAGGTGCAATCGTACCATTAACAGTACAGTCTAGTGCATCACAATCATTCCCAATGCTAGAGTATTTAGACGGTGTTCAAGCTAAACGTACTGGTGTTAGCGATGCTCAACAAGGTTTAAGTGCGGATGTATTACAAAACGTTACAGCAACAGCGGTTGCTACAATGTCTAATGCATCATATGGTAAGTTAGAACTGATTGCTCGTATCTTTGCAGAAACAGGTGTTAAATCACTATTTAAAGGTATCCTACAATTACTATGCAAGTACCAAGATGTTACTAGAACACTACGCATTAATGGTAGATTTGTGCCATTTAATCCTCGTGAATGGGATACAGAATACAACGTTACAATCAATGTAGGTTTAGGTACTGGCTCACGTCAAGAACAACTTGCAACTATGCAAATGATCTTAGGTAAGCAAGAACAAATCTTACAAGCATATGGTGTAAGCAATCCACTTATCTCACTAAAACAATATAGAGATACATTGGCTAAGTTTGTACACATGGCTGGATTCAAAGATGCTACAGCATTCATGAATGAAATTACTCCAGAGATTGAACAACAAGTTATGCAAGATGCATCACAAGAAAAAGCAGATCCAAATACTAGGGCAGCTGAAATCTTGGCTCAAGTTGAACGTGAGAAAGCACAACTTAAACAACAAACAGAGATGGCTAAACTTGAATTAGAGAAACAGCAAATGGAATTAGATAATGCTCGTAAGCAATTAGAATTACAGATGCAAGCATTTAAGATTCAAGCTGACGCTTCTAACCAATCAGAGATGACTCGTAACTCACAAACTAAAACAGTTATAGATACATTGGAAAAGTTTAACAAAGCTCAAACAGGACAGTAATGCAAAACAAATTAGATGCAATCAAAGCATTATTACAAGATCAACATTTTCTTGATGTAATGGAAGAGTTAAAGCAGCAACACATTAGCACAATTATTTACTCTAACGATCAAGATAAAGATATAAGAGAGCAAGCATATCAACGCATAGCTTGCTACAACGAACTCATGACTCACTTAGAATCAATCGCTAAAACTGGCGAAATTAAAAGCAAGTCTTGGAAAATATTGTAGACAATTCTACATTTGGTACACCTCCCATAGAGGTAATATAGGAAATATAAATGAGTGAAACAACCATGACTCCAGAAAATTCTGGAAGTGGCGAGCTTACTGTAGGTCAAGCAGCCAATGCATTTGAAGGTCTAATGGACACCCCAGCTAACTCTGCGGAGCAACTAGCAGGTGAACAAGAAACTGAACAAGCACAGGCTCAAGAAGCAGAGCCACAAACTGAAGAAGTAGAACAAACTGAAGCAGAAGAAGGCGAAGCAGAAGAACAAGAAGATGACGGTCAAGAAGAAGAGGAACAACCACGCTACAAGGTAAAAGCTGCTGGCGAAGAAAAGGAAGTTACCCTTGACGATTTGATTAAAGGTTATCAACTTGGTGCTGACTATACAAAGAAAACTACTGAAGTTGCAGAACAACGTAAGGCTGTTGAAGCTGAACGTGCAGCAATTGAGGAGGCCAAGTATGCTCGTGATACATATGCTCAACGTTTGCAAGCTATAGAGCAATTTATAGTATCGCAAGCCCCACAAGAAGATTTAAACCTTCTAAAGGAAAACGACCCTATAGGATATGCAGTCAAAGTGGCTGAACTTTCTGAAAAGAAAGAACAACTCCAAGCTATAAGAGCAGAGCAGGAACGAATTGCATATATGCAACAATCGGAACAGGCTCAAGCCATGCAACAAAGAGTTGCTCAAGAAGCACAAAAATTGACTCAAGTTCTACCAGAGTTTTCAGATCCAACCAAAGGCGAAAACCTCAGAAAAGAGATTCGTACTTATGGTCAAAGTCTAGGCTTCACAGATGCAGAATTATCTAGCGTCTATGATTCTAGGCACGTTGTTACATTGCACAAGGCCATGATGTATGACAAATTGCAAAAGTCAAAACCAGCCTTGACAAAAAAAGTAGCTGAAGCACCTAAGATGATGAAGTCTGGTACTGTAGCGAAAGCAGGCAACAACGAAACAATTAAAAAACAAACTCAACAGTTGCGAACATCTGGAAGAGTAAAAGATGCAGCAGCTTTATTTGAACAATTCTTAAATTAGAAAGAAGAAAAAAACATGGCAACATATCAAACCTACACAGCTATAGGTCAACGTGAGGATTTAACTGACGTTATCTATAACATTTCTCCAACAGAAACACCATTTATGTCATCAGTTGGCAAAACAAAAGCTACTGGTGTTTTACATGAGTGGCAAACAGACTCATTAGCTAACGTTAATGGTTCTAACGCTGCAGTTGAAGGTGCAACAGCATCTGACGCTACATTATCACCAACAACACGAATTGGTAACCGTACACAAATTTCACAAAAAACTGTGAAGATTGCTGGTACTTTAGAAGCAGTAAACAAAGCTGGTCGTAAATCTGAAAAGGCTTACCAATTAGCTAAAGCATCTGCTGAAATCAAACGTGACATGGAATACATCCTTTTAAGCAACCAATTAAACTCAGCTGGTAACGCAACAACAGCTCGTACACTTGGTGGTTTACAAGCATGGTTAAATACTAACTACGTTGGTGGCACTAACGGCACAGCAGGTTCTGGTGGTACAACTGCTCGTGTATCTGGTACTGACGCAGCTTTCACAGAAACAATGTTGAAATCTGCTGTTAAGAAAGCATACACAGCTGGTGGTAACCCAACAGTATTAATGGTAACTCCAACACAAAAACAAGTAGTGTCTGGCTTTACTGGTATCGCTGCACAACGTTACATGGCTCCATCTGATAAGCAATCAACAATTATCGGAGCTGCTGACGTTTACCTTTCAGACTTTGGTACGATTTCTGTTGTTCCTAACAGATTTATTCCAGCTGATTCAGATGATAGCGGTGAAGTTGCATTTGTACTTGATCCAGAAATGGCATCAGTTGCATACCTACGTCCATTTGCTACAAACGAATTGGCAAAAGTTGGTGACGCTGACGTAACTCAACTCTTAGTAGAATACACACTAGAAGTTAAGAACCAAGCTGCTCACGCAATTATTGCTGACTTAGCAGAGTAGTTGTAATTAGATTAGGCCTATCTTTTGTGGTAGGCCTCTTCTACCTAACATATTTGTCTGTGAAAATTGTTTTCACTCAATTGACAGGCAAAAGGAAAATGAATGAAACCTACAACATTTAGAACATCTGTAGCACATGACACAGATCAAGGCTTAGTGCTTGAAACTAGGCAAGATATTAGTGAGATTATTGAGAATAATCTACAACAAAGAAAATTAACAGACAAACGCACTCGTTGGGGTGATGATATATTTGACAATAAAATTGCATCTATTCCAATGACAGTAATTGATTCGCTAAACCATAACGGTATTATGCGAGGTTTCCATATCGTTGACCAAAAACGATTTAAAGAATTCTTAAACAATCCAGATAACAGAGTATTTAGAACACGAGAGGGCAAAGTTTAATGGCTTTTACTAATTATACAGATTTAAAAGCTACGGTAGCTGACTACCTTGCTCGTACAGATCTCACAGCACAAATTCCAGATTTTATTACACTAGCAGAAAATAGATTAAGACGTGATTTAAGATTACGACAAATGATTAAAGTAGTAACTACAACTACTACAGCAAGTGACTCTACAGTAGCATTACCTAGTGATTTCTTAGAAATGCGTGACATTCATATTGAAACAAATCCAATTCAAACAGTCATATATCAAAACCCAAGTAACTTTTTTAGAAACTCTAACGTTACAGTTGGCGGAATGCCTAGCTATTACACAGTTACTGGATCAGAGTTTCAATTTGCACCAATTCCAGATTCAGCATATACACTTAAAATGATTTATTACGCAGCACCAACATATTTAAGTTCATCCGTTTCATCTAATGTATTCTTGGCCACTTGCCCAGACTTATTATTATATGCTTCTTTAGGTGAAGCAGAACCATATTTGATGAATGACGCAAGAGTTGCAACATGGGCTGCATTATACGATAAGGGTTTAACTTCATTAACAATATCAGATGATGCTGGTGAACAACCATCGTCACCAATGGTAATTTCAGTAGCAACACGATAAGGATAAATTATGTCAGAAATGTCAAACTATTTAGAGAACGCTTTAATTAACGTAACTCTACGAGCAACATCTTACACAGCACCAACAACAGTATATGTAGCATTATTTACAACAGACCCTACAGATGCAGGTAGTGGTACAGAAGTAACTGGTGGTTCATACGCTAGAACAGCTGTAACATTTGCTGCACCTTCTAACGGTGTAACTACAAATAATGCTGACGTTACTTTCCCAACAGCAACAGCTTCATGGGGAACAGTAGGCTGGATTGGTATTTATGATGCTTCAACAGCAGGCAACTTACTTTATCACACAATTTTGGACGTATCTAAAACAATCGCTACTGGTGATATTTTTAAAATTACTACTGGCAATCTTTCAGTAACATTAGCGTAAGGATAACTCATGGCTCTCGTAGTTAAAGATAGGGTACGAGAAACGAGTACCACTACAGGCACAGGTACATTCACGCTTGCTGGTGCAGTTACTGGATTCCAAACATTCTCTAGTGCTATTGGTAATGCAAATACAACATACTATACCATTGTAAATGGTGCAGAATTTGAAGTAGGTTTAGGTACAGTAGGTGCTGGCACATTAGCTAGAACAACTATATTA